GTTCACTCCCAACCCGACCTTTGTAAATTGTGAAAGAACAAAAAACATGAAATAAATAATATTTAATAGTAAAATAAATAATATTTAATAACAAAAACAAATTATGGCAAACAAACAAATGAAAATTTTAGATGTCGGTGTGAACTATGATTGTTAATAGATTAGAACTTGCCGAAGCATTAAATATTAGCCCATCCAAAGTATCTGCTCTAGCCAATCAAGGAATATTTCCTGCGGTATCTCGTGGTAAATACGATTTGTCAATATGCGTGCAACAGTTTATAGAAATTAGTGTTGAGCATTTATTAAAAAAGAAATCTACAGGACATTCAGTAAAAAACGAAGATTTACAATATTGGAAAATGCAACGAGCAAAGCATGCTGCTCTTAAAGAAATGGGCATTCTTATCAAGACCGATGATGCTGAAAAGATTATGAGTTCCCGATTAAGTCAAATACGAAATATTTTGATTGCGATTGATAGTGTTTGGGCACCATATATGGTGGGGTTAAAAACTGTCGAAGATAGTCAAAAAATGTTAAGTAAACAATTAGATAATTTATTTGAGCAATTATCATCATTACAAGATTTTGAAATAGAAGAAGAAATGCCAAGTAACAAAGATATTGAACACGAAGATGAAATAGATGAATTGGATGAAGTTACAGAAACACCAATCGAAGATATTATATGACGCATACCATTCCTGATGCTTATATTCCAAAAGTAACTTTTGCCGCAACAACAGCATTTAAGAAGAATGTCAATGCATTAACAAAACAAATATTAAAACCAAAGCCAAAACTGACAGGTAGCGAATGGGCTAATAAATTCTTTTATTTATCCCCTGAAAATAGTGCTGAACCTGGTAAATATTCTTGGGAACGTATGCCGTGGCAAAAAGAAATGTTGGATATTGCATGTGGGGATGAATATAAAGATGTCGTATTTATGACATCTGCACGAGTAGGTAAAACTGTAACGATGATGGCTACTACTGGATATTTTATGCACCAGTCGCCATCTCCTATTTTATGGTTATTACCTACCGAAACTATTGCTAAACAATTTAGTACAAATGATGTAGAACCAATGATACGAGACACTCCTGATATTCGTGCATTAATTAATGATAAATGGACACGTGATGGTGGTAACAATCTTTTATCAAAACGATATTTGGGCGGTACATTAACAATGGTAGGTGGACAAAATGCCACAGGATTACATGGTAAAACTATTCGTGTATTATTAGCCGACGAAATTGACCGATACCCAGAAAGTGCAGGTAAAGATGGTGATGTTATTGACCTTGCAACAATTCGTACCACAACATTCCAACATAAAGCAAAACGCATTTATGCATCTACACCAACCATTACAGATTTATCTGCCATAGAAAAGAAATTTAAGGAAAGTGACCAACGACATTATTATGTTCCATGTCCAGATTGTGGACATAAACAAATATTAGAATGGGAATATTTAAATTATAAATCAAATCCTACTGAACCACAATATATTTGTCAAGCATGCGAATATGGTATAACAGAAGTAGATAAATACCAAATGTTATTACATGGAGAATGGATACGACATAATCCTGATAGTAAGGTTGCTGGATTTTTCTTAAATGCATTATATTCGGTCAATATGAGTTGGAAAGAATTAGTTGTTGAATGGACATCAATTCAAAAAAATAGACATAAACTACAAGTATTTATGAATTCTCGTTTAGCCAAACCATTTCAATTAATTGAAGAATATATTGGTGCTAATAAACTTGGAGAACGCTTGGAAATTTATAATGCAGAAATACCAACAAAAACAGAAATATGTAATGGTGTTGGCGTTTTAACGTGTGGGGTAGATATTCAACAAAATCGTATAGAAGCATATGTCTGGGGATATGGAAAGAGTGATGAATGTTATTTAATTGATTTTCGTTTGTTTGAGGGAGATACACAAAAGAATACTGTATTCACTGATTTAACAAATTTTTTATTAAATGAACGATATAGTACCATTACTGGTGCAAAGATTGGTATTCGGTCTATTGCAATTGATAGTGGTTATAATGCCAATCGTATTGCTCGATATGTTCGTGATTTAAAACAAATAGACCATGCAAATAGAACGATTATGGCTATTAAAGGTGATGCAAATTATACATCAGGTATTTTAGAACGACAAGCAAAGTTTTATAAAGAAAGTGGGCAATTATATTTTCGTATTGGGGTCAATCCAGCAAAAGATCATTTAGCGGTATTATTAAACAATCCTGATCCTGGGGAAAACTATGTGCATTTACCTATTGCATATCCCAAACGCATAGACCAAGAACGATATGTTGATAAAGAAACACTATACCAATTAACAGGGGAAAAGAAAGTATATGAATTTAAAGGGTCACGAAGAATAGGTTCGTGGAAGGCAACACGAGATAGAGTAGAAGCATTGGATTGTTTTGTTTATGCATATGCAGCATTATTGGCATTAGGACCTGATGTATTTAGTAAATTGGATGATTTAGCAAAGAAAGTATCATTACTAATGCCAGAAACAATTGATGAAACAGATAAACCAGAAGAACAATCCCAAAATATTCCAGAATTTAAGCCAGGATTACGGTTGCATCAAGCAAAAAATACAGGGTTTAGTGTATTTAGACGATAAAATATCATTTTTATATTTTTTATAGATATGTATTCTTAAATGAGGATAATAAATGGCCATTGAAAATTTTATAGCAGGTGATAGTGTTACATTTACGCAATTATATCGAGATTATAGCAGTACTGATTATAATTCCGTATTATACTTAAATGGACCATCCACATTACAAGTAAGTGGTTCAATCAGTAGTAATGTAACTGCATCGTTTGATTATAATATTACACCAAACGCTAGCCAGTATTTAAAATCTGGATTATATACATTTTCTGTACGAGTAATGAGTGCTTCCGTAGCATATACCGTAGAAACAGGAAATATTACTGTATATCCCAATCCAGCAATACAAACCAGTCGTGAAGCATTGTGCAATCGTATGATTGAATTAATTGAGAAAGCATTAATCAATCAATTATCCACTGGTGAAGCCGCAGAAAGTATTAGTATTGCTGGACGTTCAATATCCCTTATGAATAGAACAGAATTATTAAATGAACGCGGTTTTTGGAACCGTGAACGCAAAGCATTAATTAATGCTCGTACAAGAAATTCTGGTATTAAACAGATTAAAGCCATTACTTCGGCTCCTTCACTTACACCATACGGATATATTCCGCATGACCAATACTAATTTTTATGGCATTCTTTGATATTTTTACAGGTAAAAAGGTAGAAAAGCGAATTGAGCAACAAAATAAACAATCTCGTCCCGCTATTACCAATCACCGTTCTGATTTTCCAGCGCCATCAATTGATTTCGCACGTAATAGAGGTTTATATACCTCTGTTAATCAAGATTTATTGCATAATCTTGACCGCACCCGTGGATTATCTCGTTATCTTTGCCAAATAGACCCATACCTTGCAAGATATGTTGAGGTTATTAGTGTATTCGTTGTTGGACAAGATGGATTACGATTAGAACCAGCATGTACAGGACCATCGGGTAAACTTGCAGAAAAAATAAATGCCAATATTAAAAGAAATTGGAAGAATTGGTGCACTATGGCCACATATGATGAAACATTATCATTTGCGCAAGTTGAACAACTTGTTATTCGTACAGTAGCACGTGATGGAGAAGCAATTATCCGTATGATTACTGGTAAAAATGTCAATAATTACGGATTTGCATTACAAGTATTAGACCCCGCATTATTGGATACGCAATATAATCGTATATTACCTAACGAAAATGTTGTAATCATGGGTGTAGAATTTGATAAGCGTGGTAGAAAAGTAGCATATCATATTTGGACACGATTGATCAGTGATATTAATTTACAACCACGTATTCGTGAACGCGTACCAGCAGAAGAAATTATTCATGTATTAGATACAGAAACTCCAGGTCAAGTGCGGTCATTACCCTGGACCACAGCAGTATTAAATACTGTATCCCGATTAAATCAATATTTGGAAGTGCATTTACAAGCATGTTCTATTGCTGCTACAACACCATTAGTTATGACTAATGAACAACCTGACGTAGTAGGGGTAGATGATGTTGCAGTCAGCAACGCAGCAATGCCACAATATAAACAACCAGAAATTAATTTAGCATATAATCAAATTTTAGAATTAGATCATGGAAAATCCTTACAAGCATTAAACATGCAATTTCCAAGACAAGGATTTTCTGAAACAGTTGGTCAATATCTTAAAGCTATATCATCTGGCTTATTTGTATCATATGCTACACTAACATCAGACCCATCAGCAGGTAATTCAGCAAATGTGCGGTTCAGTAGTGTTGTTGAACGTGAACATTTTGCACAATTACAACGTTGGATTATAAAATCTTTCCATATGAAAGTATATAAAAAATGGATTGAAAGTGCGTTATTATATGGTGCTATACAATTACCAAGTATTAATGCCGATGATTATATAGATGTAAATTTCCGTAGTAATCGTCAATCAACCATTGATCCATCAAAGGATATGAAAGCATATATTGATGGTATTGCAAATGGTTTATACACACGTTCACAAATATGTGCTGAAATGGGGGGTGATTTCTTTGAAAATGTTAAACAATTGGCGGTTGAAGAAGATTATATTAAAAAATATGGTGTCACGATTGCGACGAATGTGGAAATGCCTTTGGTCGAAGTAACACCAGAAGAAGAAACTACTACAATTACAAATCCATAGAATTTAGTTTTTGAATTTATCAATACTATATATTAGAAGGTGTTTTTAATAGGAATATTATGAATTCTGTATCTACATTTGTTTCCACCTTGTTCAATAGTCGTGAACAAGCACACATTTTTCATTTACAAACTCGGTCATATGCTATGCATAAGACATTAAATGAATATTATGAAGAAATTGTTGGTTTAGTTGATGATTATGTACAAACCTATCAAGGTAGATACGGAATTATTACAGGATATCAACCAGCAGTTAAATTCTTCGAAGAAGATGGTGAAATATTAAACTATTTTACTGCATTAGCAAAATATATTGATACGAACCGCAGTGCTTTACCAGTTGATACTGATTTAAATAACATTATGGATGAAATTTCTGGATTAGTAAGAAATACCATTTATAAATTATCATTTCTTTCATAATATATGAATACTAATTCAAAAATCTTAAATAATAGATTTCATCGCACAATAGAAATTAAACAATCGGAACAAACCGATAATGGTTTAGTCATCGAAATTGCTGCAAGCAGCGACCTACCATATCGTCGCTCCTTTGGATATGAAACATTATTACATACCGAAGATGCCATCGACTATACCAGAGTACCTGCTGGATCATGTCCAGTATTATACAATCATAACTGCGACCAATATATTGGTATTGTAGAAAGTGTTCGTCTTGTACCAGGTCAACTTCGAGCAGTTATACGATTAAGTAAAAATTCTGATTTTGCTCGTCAAGTAACCGCTGATATAATGGATGGCATATTAAAAAGCATTTCTATTGGTTATGAAATCAATGAAATGACAAGTGGACCTGAAATTGATGGCGTACCACAATATATGGCAACCAAATGGACATTATATGAAATATCTGTGGTCACTACACCAGCAGATTATCTAAAAGCAGGTATTGGAAGAAATGATAAACAAATACATGAGGAAATAGAGATGGAAAAACGCGATGTAGCAACTATTTTGGAGATGATTGATACACTCACTCCGGAAGAGTTGGCACAGGTGGAAGATGCATTGGATATGGTTGTTGGAGATGCACCAGAAGTGACAAATCCAGCAGAAGTAACCGATACAAAATATCCTGTACCAACAATGGCAACAGCAAATGCGATGGAAACACCAGCACCAGCACCTGGAATGGTAGAAGCATCTGATGTCACGACACCACCTGCACCAATACCATCAGCAAGTGCAGCGGATGTATCATCCACATATAAGGCGGCTCCAAAAGCCACATATTCACGCTCAACAATCATAGGAGATAACATGAGCAACCAGAACAATGGCTCTGACAACGGGGCCGACCAAAGTAACACACTTCGTCTTGTTGAATTAGCCAACAAGTACGAACGCACCGCTGATTTATCCACATGGATTTCAGAAGGTCGCACAGCAGCAGACGTAGCACTTGAAATACTTGAAACCAAGTCAAATGCATCAAAGATTTCAGGTCCAGCAATCCACATCAAGAGTGAAAAGAAAGTAGATTTTGCTGGTGCAGTTCAATCATGGTTAAAGGGAAATAACAGTGAATTAGCAGAACGTGGTCTTGACCAAGCACGTAACGCAGGAACCACTGTTAACTCAAATACCTTATACATCCCAACCGATGTAGAAATGATTAATGCTTCACGTATGGGTCGTATGGTAACCCGTGATGGTACCGCATATAGTAACACAGGTCAATATGGTGTTGGTAAGGAATTCTTGACCTGGGAACAAACCCTTCGTGAAGGTGCATTACTTTCCCGCGTTGGTGGTCAAATTCTTGCATTAAATGACGTTGCATCAATGCCATATTTTGCAACACCAACTACTGCTTCCGCATTCTTCGAAACTGGTTCAGTAACCGATAGTGAAGTCACTGTTGGTATCCGTAACTGGTCACCAAAGCGTTTAGCAGCACGTTATACTTTCAGTAACTTGATGGGTCGTTTAAACGGCACCTATGATTTTGAAGCAGATTTGTATACAGACCTTCTTGCAGAAGGCGTACGTATCTTTGATGCACAAATCTGGGGTGGTACTGGAACCAATTCGATGACTGGTCTTTCACAAGATACCAACATCACTGCATTAAATCTTTCGGGTTCATTTAACCTTGCATCAGGTAGTGCAATGATTACCCAAGTAGCAAAGGCAAATGCTAATGTTGCAAACGGTGCATTCGTACTTGCTCACGATGTATATTCACAAGCATTTGCAACACCAGCATACGGTGCAGCATCAGGTATGAGCACACTTGCTCTTCTTGAAGCACAAAACCCAGTATTCCGTACTGGTTATATCCCAGCACCAGGTGCTGGTAAGGCTGGAGCAATGTTCGGTGATTTCAGTAAGGTCACCGCAGCAACATTCGGTCCAATCGAAATTAAGCGTGATGATATCACCAAGTTGCAAACAGGTCAAACTGTCTTGACATTTGAAATGTTCGCTGATTGTATCGCACGTCAACCAGCGGCACTTGTACGTTGGAATAATATCACCATCTAATATGGTATAACCATCGTAGAAGCAAATTGGGGGCGGGCGTTATTCGCCCGTCCCTTTTTTGTTTAATAGACATAAATTACACTTTTATTATAAAAATTATGAATATCACAAATGACGATAAAGTGAATTTAGATTTTATTAAATCTATTTATACAAAGGATAAGAAAGAAAAAAAATGTATAAATAGAGAAGAAAACTTATCTATAGACATGATTAATCGTATTATAATACAAAAGGAAAATATATGAGTGTATGGAATTTTGGTTTACAACGAATGATGGACCTTGCTGGTCAGCAATGTCGCATTACCATAGAAAATGAACCAATATATTTTCAAGGTATATTAGATCAAACATCACAATTAGTGCAAGATGATCGTGGTATAGAATGGATAGAAAATATGTTTAGATTAACAGTACGCCGTGAAATTGCAACGCGCATACCAAAAGATAAACAAAATACTATACAGATTGATGACCAAACATATACTATACGTCATATATTATTAACTGGCGATGGTGAAAATTGTGAATTATATTTAACTAAATTAAATGCATTCAATAACGAATGCGACCCACCAGGAAGTTGCTAATGATTAGTGAAACTATTGGATTATTAAAAAACGCATTAAAAAATCCAACCTACGGTGTTAATGTATATTTAACCAGTAGTAGTTTACCAACTATTGCGGATGTATATACAGAAACAACAGATTATTGGATGACCGCAGGTGGTACTCCTCCTACATTTCCTGTTTTAATGATTACTTTGGCTGAAGATGTAAATTTTCTTATGCCAGAAGTTCGCACATCAATCAGAGATGTAGAAATAACTTTGGCAATATCATATTGGACAAAAATATTGTCCACGCACACAGGAATTGACCAAAGTTATAAAACTTTAGCGTGTGTGATGAATAGTTTGAGACAATGGAGTAAAAACGAGAATGCCGCAGCAAGAATTGATGGAAATATCCAGATTATGGAAATGACTACAATTCGTCAAACGCCTCGTATAGTCAGTAACGAACAAGATGTAAACCTACTTTCTTCTCTAATGATTACTTTTAGAGTAAGAGACATTAACCCATAATTTTAGGAGAATAAGATGGCCTTTAAATCAGTAATCGGCTACGGCGTTCTCGCACAGAAGGAAACAACGTATGCAACCGCATCAGCCTTCAACACAACAACACACGCCGTAAACGCAACAGAATTACCAACAATGACAATTTCGTACACCTATGATGGTGCACGACCAAATGCACCAAGCACCGCAGGATCATTACCATATTTGGCACCATCGGGACGATATGTAGAAAGTGTATTGGTCACCGAAGCCCGTGGTTCTGGTTCAGCATATAGTGCAGCAACCACACCTCCTGATGTCCATGATTTATTGCAATCTTGTGGATTAACAGGATCATATAGTGCTGGCGCCTGGACATATGTTCCAGTATCTGCGTCACAACAGGGTGATAGTGTTGCTATTAAATTATTTGCTCGTGGTGAACAATATATTATGGTTGGCGGTCGTTCTACCTTCTCATTAGGTAGTGATGGTGCCGCAGCAGCAAAATGGACATTTAATACATCAGGTATTATGTCAGGATCAGTTGTTGATGCTGATGTTGCTGCAATCACATATAACACAACCTTACCACCAAAGACAGAAAATATTGCATTGACTCTTGGTTCATTTGGGTCAGCAATCGTAAGATCATTTAATTTAGAATATGGTCGTGAATTAAATGCTCGCGTAAATATCAATCAAACAGATGCACATGCAGGATACGCAGGTGCTCGTCGTGATATGAAATTCAGTGTTACAATTGAAACACCAGCAAGTGCATCATTTGACGTATATGAATTGCAAAGAAATGCTACACAATTTGCAACATCATTTACAATTGGTTCGACCACAGGTAATAAAGTCACTGTGTCATTACCGAATTGTCAAATTATTGGTGTCACCGCTGGGGAAGATGGTTCAGTAGCAACCAGTGAATTAACTATCAAACCATCATCAATTTACGGCACCAACGATATATCAATAACATATAATTAATCAAGGAATATATTATGTCAGCAGAGAAATTCATTAAGGCAACGGAACCTATACAGGTTGAATTAAATGGCACAACATATATGGTCAAACCATTAAGTTTCCGTAATTATCTATTATTACAAGGTGAATTACGAAAAGCATTTGGTGATGATTTAACTATGGAACAAAAAGAAGCAGCGTATGTTAATGGAGTTGAGAAATTAGCAACTGCATTAAAATTACCAGTAGAAGATGTATTAAATAGTGATACAGAGTTTGTTAATAAATTGATTGAAGTTTTTTTGTTGCAGACGAAGTAGATAATACAGAAGAAGAACTTGACCCGTTTGAAGAAGCATATAGACGGGTCAAACCTTCTTATCAAAAAGTAGTTGAACGAGAATTATTTTTAGATGTAGCACAATTTATACGCTATTATGGAAATGATACGTTCAAAGATGGAGATATACCATATTTTATGTTTGTATATTTATCCAGACAAATACCTGCACTAGAAGCACGTGATATACTGGTTACAATGGAAGGAAGTGGATTTGCTTATTCAGGTACCAATACACCACAAGCACAAAAACGGTTTAAAGAATTACAAGAGTTAATTTCTTCGGGTGTTAAAATCTAAATGTGGATGAAATATGACAGTTAAAATTCAAGCAGAACTTACCGCAAAAGATAATTTATCACCAAAATTAGGTGGTGTAGAAACTGCATTAAATAAATTTAAAATAAGTGTAGAAGAAAATCAACGAGGTATCCGTAAATTTGAAAATTCATTAGAAAACTTTGGTGTAGCTGCTACTGGACTACAAGGTAATTTAGGTAGAGTAGCAGATGCATTAATTGAATTTACTCCTGGTGGAATGGTTGGATTAGCAGTAATTACTGGTATTTCTGCTTTAATATTTCATTTTCAAGATTTGGCAAAAGCACAGGATGAAGCAAAAAAATCTGCTGATGATTTACGATTAACATTAATTGGTGTTATGCAAGGTGAAGAAGCACTTGCAAAAACAAAATATTTAGAAAGTTTACAAAATGTAACAAAAGCAGAACAAGAATTACGGGATTTACGAAATAAAGCAGCCATAGATGATGCAAATGCACTTGCAAGAGCACAAGCTCGCGTTGGTGCTATGGCACAACCAGTATCTACTATTGATAAAAAGAAAGAAGCAGAATTAGTCAAAGCAAGAAATGATGCATTAAATACATCATTACAATTAGGTAAAAATTTTAGTGCATTAGAAAAAGCAAGAATTGATAAAGATACAGAAAAAGCAAAACAAGCAGAACATGAACGTACACAAAATTTAAAAAAAGCAGCAGATGAGCGTAATGCATTACAAAATTATTCTAATGATTTACGAATTAAAAATCAAGAAGAATTTGATAATTTTTTAGATAAAAGTATTAAAAATGCCGAAGAAGCACAAAAAGCTGCTGCAGAACGTGCGCAAAATTTTCGACGTGACTTCGGTATAGATGATTTTACTACAAAAGTAGGAGAAGATATAGCTGCACAATTTGCTCCTGGTGGTACAGGAATGCGTCAAATTGAAGAATTTGGAAAAAATACAAAAGATCTTTTAAATACTATACCATTAAGTTTTGAAGATGCATTTAAAGGAGTAACAATACAGTTTGTTGATGCAAATTCAAAAGCAATGGATTTAAATAGCACTCTTGGACAACTTGCTGGTATAACATTAGTAAGTTTACAGGATGGATTTGCTGGTGCATTTGAAGCAATCGGTCAAGGAGAAAATGCATTAAATTCACTTGGAAAAGCCGCACAACGTGCTGTTGCAAAAGCCGCTGCTGCCGAAGGTCAATTGGCATTTGGTCGTGGATTGGTAGAAGTAGCAAAAGCAATTGCGGGTGATCCAGTGGCAGCGTTATCAGCAATAAAATATTTTGCAGCAGGAGCATTTTTATCTACATTGGCTGGTGCGTTAGGTGGCAGTGGTGGTGCTCGTGGTGGTGGCGGTGGAGGCGGTGCAGGTGGTAGTGGAGGCACCAATGTTAATAGTTCACGATTAGGAAGTACAGAAGGTATGGCACAAGGTTACGTATATATTAATTTAACTGGTGGTTCGTTGTTAGATATGAGCAATATTGATACACAACGATCATTCCTAAAAGCCATTGAAACTTTGACAAATAAACGTGCAATAGTAATTGGAGGATAATTGTGGGAACGTATAGAATACCAAAAATAACATGGAGTGGTAGTTATGCAGCCACAATCAACATTGGATATCCATTAGATAATTGGGCATCATATAGTAATGCTTTTCAAGGTTCACAATTTGTACAAGTTGAAAGTGGTGTAGAAGATGCATGGATTGTAAACACCGACTATATATTAGAAGGTGATATTCGTTGGGTACCAACTACAAACTCAACAAATCCAACACAAACAGGATGGGATGGAGTAAATGGTGTTCGTGCTTTTTTAGAATGGGCACGTGCAAAAAATACATTTCGTTGGTATCCTAATAAAGACGAAGCCACATATATTACCTCATATTTAGTAGAACCATTAGATGGTGCACATACATTAGAACCTGATGGTACACGAAGCATACGAATAAAAATTAGAAATAGTACAAACGATTATAGCGGGTATTAATTTATGAACATTGGATATAGAATGACTGTATATGATGGACCATTATATTATACAGGTTCAACCGTCCTTACACCTGCATCAGGGGCACCTCATAGCGAAGCATTTAAAGTTACTACATTACCATCTGGTTCAGTATCAGGGTATGCATCATATATGCGTATACCAAAAGGTAGTCGTGGTTCATTAGATCCACGCGCAGGAAGTTCAACTGTTGGTCAATATAACGTAGAAATATTAGATAAACGTACTGGTGATGCAAATGAAAACCGATGGGTCACAGCATTTATTGGAGATAATAATAGTAATTTAACTATTATTGGTAAAAAAGCTGTTATTGAAGAAACATTGGATAATGGAAGTACTTGGTCACCATTTTTTGTTGGTCGTATTAATGACATTACATTGACTAGTGCATTAACATATACCATTAGTTTAGGTGATAGTTTAGAAATTCTCAAACAAAAAATATTTGCTTCGGAACCAGCAATAAGTTATATAACATTTAAATCACTTATTCCATATGGATACACTAGAGATGTCTCTACAATGGATGATCAAAGTACATTAGCATTAGCAAATCCATTACAAGTAGCAACCGTGACACGGCCTGGATTACATGTAGGTGAGTTAGATTTAGATAGATGGTTAACATTAGATAAAACATCAGTTAATAGAGTTGATAATAATTGGACTGGTGGGACAATGGTGCAAGGAAATACTGGTCTGTATTCTGGAACTACCTACGTAACCATTACAAATAATTCAGGGGAACAACCGTATCGTGCATTAGTATTAAATAATGGACAATATTATGTATATAAAGTACAAATGCTACGCACACCAGCGGGTGCACAAGTTAATTCATCTGCGCAAAAAATTGAAACAATATTAATAACCGAATTATCAATAACAGATCCATTATATGCTCCAATAACTGCTATTGGATTGAATGATAAACCACAGATATGGATTTATAGATTAATTGGCGATGATGATAAAATATCAGAATTTTTCCTTAATGAAACACCATATAATATATTGCGTGATGTTTTGCGCGGTAAATTCTTTGATAAAACATACACAATAATTACATCTGGTGGAACTGATTATTATTTAAATAAATCAGAAAATATACCATTTAATGAAACATCTATTGCTGCCATGGAAAGTGCATATCCCATAGGAAAAGTATTATTTAGAATGCACGAACCAATGAGTGCAGCAGATTTTATTGAAAAACAAATATGTCAACCATATTCATTAGCGTATACATTTATACCAGAAACGATTGATGGATCTATTGCATCTTCATTTAATTTATTTTCTACGGCACAACCAACATCTACCACAGGATTATCTACATTAGATAATACAAATATCAATACAGCAACTGATAAAGAATGGAAAACAAGTGAACCATTATTACTTGTAAAAGGTAAATATTATGTAGAAAATATGAAGGGTGGTAGATATGCTGTACAAAAACCATCTACGGATACATTAGCCAATAGTACCGATGTATTACAAACATTACAAGGTACAGTATTCTATGGAAATTTAAATCAAATTAATGATCCATCATATAAAATATTAGAAGTAGATTTTACATCTATTCGTGGTGTTAATTCTAACAATGCAACATTTAGTAATGTTGGTTTAATAGAAAATACTCTCGCGGCTGATTGGGCTAAATCAAAAGCATTAAAATTAGCAGGTAATATATTCAATAGATTTAAATCAGGTAATCCTGAAATACAATTAGATTGTATTCGTAATTCTACGACAAACGATATTGATATTGGTGATTTTGTATTAGTGAATTCTAATATATTACCAAATCAAGCATTACGAACTCGTGGCGGTACCCGCATATATCAAGTAACAGATAAAAATATAGATGGTATTAGTATTAATTTTGGTTTGTTTGATAGTGGTATTAATGCAACCATGAATACACCATCATTTGGATCATTTGTAGGAACAAATGCTAATGCAATATCATCTAGTATTACTACTACAGATAATGCAAATGTAGAAATTGAATGTGCAATTGTAACACAAGGTGATGCACAACCATCAGCAAATAGCACTTCGTGGTTATTACGTACAACAGTTAATGTCAGTAGTAGTACTAAACCCATATTATTAACAAATCTTCCAGAAGGAAGAACCGTATATTTACGTGCACGGTCATTTAATCCAGATAATACGGATATAAAATTACCATCAGCATATGCCTATTCATCAGGATATACCTTGAATGGAATTGCTGCTCCAACTAATGTAATTGTTAGTAATATTACTAATAGATCTGCAACAGTAAATTGGTCAAATACTAATAGTTTTTATTTAACGGAAGTATTATTAGCATCTCCAGCAGGAGTACCAAATACTAGTATTATTCAATTGCCTGCAAGTTCTAGTACATACACTTTAATTGGATTAAATGAGAATACAAGTACATCACATACCGTTGGTGTTCGATATGTTGATAGTTTTGGAGGATTTAGTAGTATGGCATCTGCAAGTTTTGTTGCTAGCGGTAGTGCAACAAAGTTGGACGCTCCTGCGGCATTAACACTTTATATTAAGAGATAATTTATGGCCGTAAGTGCAAGCCTTCAACAGACAAGTGATTTATCTAGTGGTATGGTCTTGGTGGTATTTCGAGACCCTGATGTACCTGCCAATAGCACTACTATTATTGAACGAACAACAAATTCCGCATCAGTAGCTAATCCATCAGAATGGACAGAAATTGGTGTAATTGATAATTGCGATGTTGCGGGTTCTCCATTTCTTGATTATTTACCATTAACCAATGACATCTACTGGTATAGAGCAAAACATGTTGCTCCTGGATATGATGATAGTGATTATATTTTTGAAATATCGGGGTCGGCAACTACTATCACGGATATTGATTGGACTACCAAACCTTGGTTATTAGACCAATCACCATTACAATTGGTGATGGTTGTATCATCATCTACAGCAAATAATTGGAAAATTGTTCCAGAAGTTAATAAACCTGTTATTGGTGGTGGTACTCCAACTATATCATTAATTGCATCAGGTAATATTGGTAGTTCATCGTATGTAGGCACAACATATACTGTTGATAGACCTGCTGGTGATGCTGCATATAATTCCTCATATTTAGTATTTAAATCTTCATTATCAGGATATAAAGATGGATATGATAAAGTAGAATTATCAGGATTATCTTCGGCGTCTGCATTGACGCCAAGTTCTTTTCTTACATTAACATTAAATGTCACATCCAGTGATTTAACATCTGTTGGTGTATCGGCATCGGTGTCCACATCAGTACCATATGGATTTGGTATATTAAATAGTAATAATGTTGGAACAATTACCTCGGATGCGTTTGGACGATGGACTATTAATCGTCCTAGTTCAGGGGAAGGCACGGTAACATTTATTGTAACAAGTTCACAAGCAGGTATTATTAGTGATACGGATACAATCTATATTACCAAAGACCCAGCACCTTATTTAACTGTCCAAGCAAAGGCAATCGGGGTAACTGCCAATAATGTCACAGCATCAGTAGACATTTACGATAGTAACAACCAAACATCAAATTTAAGTGGTGTAACATTATCATTTTCAACACAGTCATTACAAGGGTTTAGTGGTTCACAAGTTGGTGGTGTTACACAAACGACCGGAAAAGACACCTATACCTTTGTTATTAGTAGACCAAATTATAATCAAGGAACGGGTCGTATATCATTTAATGCGACAAAAACAGGATATACCCAAGATAGTGATGCATTAGATGTTCCAGAAAAAGTAGAAAATCTTGCAAAATTACGCACAGTTATTACACCATTATCAACGGATCCATCATTTATCAGTATGAGTGTTACTGTCATTGATAGTATACCTCGCACTGGTAGTTATATTAATTTAACATATACCAAGTTAGGTGTACCAACTGTAACTCCAGCATCAAATATTGCAATATCATCAAGTGAAGCAAGAATATTTGTTGTCACTCGTCCTGATTTTGGAGAGGGCACGGGTCGTGTTAATTTTACAGCAACAGCATCTTTGCGTAATAATGATAGTGATGCAATAGATATTCCTGAAAAAACTATTGATAGTACGAATGCCGGCGCTGCGACATTAACTATTGGCACTATAACAAGTAATGCATATTATATTAATGTGCCATATTCATTTCCTACTACATCATTAGCACAAACAGTTGAGGTGTATATACAAGAAAGTTCAGGTTCTGCACCATCAATTAATAGTGTAGAATTTACTGGAACAAAATTAAATGCATCACCTTTACGTAAAGATGATGGTCGCACACAATTTACTATTCTTGTTAGCCGTCCTTCCAGTTATGTATTGGTCACATATATTCCATATGATAGTTTAAATCGTCGTGGGACTATATTTACTCACCGATATCAATCCGCAGCATCCGTAACAACTCCACCAAATGATTTTGCAGGAGCAGGTAATACATCAGTTACAGCAACAACAGTAACAAATTATATTACAATGCCAGCATCAAATTTACCAACAAGTATTCGCACATATTTAAATGGTGTTGCATATGGAGTAGATACTACACGTAGTGCTGGTGCAAGTACCAATCAATATATTACTTATACAGGTTTACTTCCATCAACTACTTATAGTTGGAGATATTCTGGTATTAGTAGTGGAGCAGAAAGTAATTTAACTACCGCATTTGATACAACAACATCTGCTGGTTCTACATTAGCTACACCATCGGTTGCATGGAATAGTTGGCAAAGTAATGATGGTGGTACCATCTATTTCAATGTAACTAATACAAGCGATTATCCAGACAATACTGTATTTTCTGGTCGTGTATATGATGCATCAAATGTATTGATTGGCTATTTATCCTTTACATCGGGATATACATTATATTTTTCTGGTACTGGTGGTCCTGATTTAACATATGGTTATGCTGATGTTAAAGCATCAGCAACGAATTATACCGATAGTAGTTATAGTTCATTAGTTACATGGTATAATACCAACGGTCCAATTCTTCCATAAACAATTTTATGTCAATTATTCAACGAACAATTATTGATCCTATAGCAAATACTGCATTATTAGTTGGTGATGGTCATCCCACCGGAATTGATGCAGCAACAGGTAGTTTGTATGTGCGTAAAGATGGAGGAATAAATAATGTATTATATACAAAATATGGTACAGGCATAAATGATTGGTCTGTAGTAACTAGTGGTAGTGGTGCATCAGGTGCATCAGGTCCAACAGGTCCAACTGGTCCATCAGGATCAATTGGTGTACAAGGCGCAACAGGTGCAACTGGACCACAAGGTGTCATCGGTATTACAGGACCAACAGGACCATCTGGACTACAAGGTTCGACAGGAAATACAGGGGCAACAGGATTAACTGGTGCACAAGGTGTTTCAGGTATGTCCGGTCCTACTGGACCAACAGGTCCTAGTGGACCAAATTATACAGTAACTATTTCTACTAGTTCTCCATCAGGCACTGGTGCTACTAATCAATTATGGGCAAAAGTATAACATATGGGAATGTATTGGTATAATGGAGGAACATGGAAAGAAACTATTGAATTATGGGGATGGAATGGATCATGGTCTCCTGTTAGACAATGTTATATTTGGGATGGTCTATCTTGGAGAATAATTTATGCAGCTCCTGCTTCATTAGATAGTTTTAGTATATGCCAAGTTGGAAGTGATCCTACTTACGGTAATTTTAGAGCATCATGGACATATACCACTTCATTTAGTTCTGATTGGAAAATAGCATTATATTATAGTTTTAATTCTGGTAGTACATGGACACCATATGATGAAAATATTGATATTACATCTAGTCCATATTCCAATACATTAGAAGGATATGTAGGATTTACAAGTTTAGATAACACATATTTCAAATTACGTATGATTGATGTTGATACATCAACGGTTGATGCAACAAATTCACCATCATATGCATATCCAACATGGCTTATTTGTTAATTAACTATTGAATATTTTTATACTATTTATTTTTAACCGGCATTAGCACGCCAACCCGAAGGAGAAAATATGGAAACTGCAAAATATAATATGTCTATTCAGTCAGGAGAAAGTGTTAATAGACAGTTTAAATTATTAACCGCCAATGGTGTTCCATATGACCTCACGGGATTTACTATTCAGAGTTTTGTAAAACCTGATTATACTTCATCTGCCGCAGCGACATTTACCTGCACCAGTCCTGACCCAACCAATGGATTAATTAATATGGCAATGACTTCACAATCAAGTGCATTGCTTACTGGGTCATGTTATTTTTATGACATTCGTATCACTTCTAGTTCTACCGCACTTTATCCATTAGAAGGAAAAGTTGTGGTAAGTCCATCTATCACAAAATAAGGAGATAGAATATGAGTGATATTGTACAAATTGTTGTTACTGAACAACCAGTTGAAGTTATTGCAACTAATTTTATTCCTGTTGGTATTACTGGTTCTGCTGGTTTAGCAGGTGCAACAGGTCCAACAGGTCCACAAGGTTCAGTAGGAGCAACAGGTCCACAAGGTGCTTCTGGTATACAAGGTATTACTGGTCCAACTGGTCCTCAAG